TGTAGCCGCATTGGATTCGCTTGTCGAAGCTGCCGTTGCAGAAGCCGCTGCGTTAGACTCTGAGGTAGCGGCATTGGAAGCAGAATTTGCAGCATTAGTCTCTGAAGTAGCCGCATTTGTAGCAGAACTAGACGCACTAGTTGCAGAACTTGCAGCATTTATTTCTGAAGCTGCTGCGTTGGTTTCTGAAGTCCCTGCGTTTGTCTCAGAGGTTGCCGCTGCGGTAGCCGAGGCTGCGGCATTGGTTTCTGAAGTAGAGGCATTAGTCTCTGCTAGTTCTGCTGCTGTCTGGGCTGTCTCTGCTGCTGTCTGAGCAGTTTGTGCTTCTGTAACAGGATATTCCCAGGCTGTACCGTTATATACACCTAAAACGTTAGTTGTAGTGTCAAAGTAAAGAGCGCCTGTTAAAAGAGCGTCTCCATCATTGTCTACGGTAGGTGCTGAAGTTTTAGTTCCTAAATAACGATCATCAAAACTATCATAAAGAGTTTCTGTAGCTGTAATAAATTCTGAACCACCAACGTTAGTTGTAGAAACAACATCCCCTGCAGCGTTTGAAATAACAACAATAAGATCACCATCACTATTCATTGTTACACTAGTAACAGAATCACCCTTAGTACCTTGCCCACCTGTTCGGGCTAGGCTCATTTGTAATTGTTGATTATTAAGAGTAAGATTATATGCCATCTTATGTAGCCTCCGTAGGTGAATAGCAAACCTCTAAGAGACCACGCATGGGCTTCCAAATTTGCTGTGCATTACCTGTACCTGTGTCAGCAATTTCTAAACCAATAAAACCGTAAATAGGTTTATCAGGTTCAGGGGTAGTTGCCCAAGTACTAATAATATCCTGCGGAATAACAATGTCAAACTGGTTATCAGTTGCATCACTGTCAATAATTGGAAGTGTAATTACGGCCCCACTTATTTGAGGCTCATCGGGTTTATTTCCTGAACCTTGTACGTTATTACCTTCTACTACTTTTGCTGTAATTGTATAGCCAGAAAGGTTTGTTAACCATCCAACTACCATGTCTAGACGAGTTTGTTCGCCTTCCACTACAGAGACTAGTACAGCACCGTCATCTGTAATTAGATCTTTTGATCCAGACGTTATTTTAGAACGTGGCATAGTATTTCCTCCTGCCGATCCTCAGATGGGCTTAAGTGTTATTATTGTTATTATTTCCGCACTGTTCTTAATACTATTTTGCTTTACTTCCAACGAGCAGCAATTGCTTTACGAATATTTTTACGAGCAGCAGCTAGTTGTTTAGCTGTTTGTTTTGCTCTTGATTTAGCATTCAATGCTGCTTGTTTCATTTTAGTTTTACGAGAAGATCCTGGACCTGCTTTTGTACCCATATTATAACGTCTAACAAAGCTTAATGCAGCAGAAGTTTTCCCTCTTTTTAAACTATAATCAGTTTTCTTTGGTGTAGGTTTTGCCATTATGTTTTACTCTTATTTTTACGTTTTTGTTTTTGATAGGCATAGGTAGTAACCCCTGCTTGTGCTCCAACTAACCCATAAAAAGTTGCATTAAAGTAACGAGCAGAGCGATCTAACTTAGCTTGTTTCATTCCAACATCTGCAGGACTAATAGGTAAACCTGCTATTTGAGCATAACCTTTAGCTTGATTTAGCTGTAATGTAGCTGTTTTAGTTGCACGAGCAATTTTACGATCAATAGCTTTATTAAATCTTACATCATTGCGAGAAATTTTTGCCATTTTACGAGTATACTTTTCAAGACGAGCCAGTTGTTGTTCACTAACACGAGATGCACGAATAAAATCTCGGTCTGCACGCCTAAAGGCTGCAGCTGCTTTCTTTGGATTGTGAAGCCCTAAAGCCCTCTTTGCAAAACTTGGATTCTTAAGTTTATCTTGTAAAACAAGACGTTTTAGCCCTGCTTGTTGAGTAAGACGAGCAGAAGCCTCGTAACGAGGTCTAAGCCGTGAAACACGATTAGTTAGCCTCATGACTCTTTTACGGCTTGTTGCAAACCGTTTAGTTTTTCTAGCTGCTAGGCGAGTAGCTTTATAACTTGCACGGCGACTACGCTTTAAGGCACTAGCACGAATAGCTTTTGCTAAAGCTTTCTTTTGAGCAGCAGATAATCTCTTGCCACCCAATTTAAATGCAATTTTAGAAAGTACTGCCATTTTTATACCTTATAAGTAGTCTTTTTAGCCCTATTAGTAGAAGAACCTTTTACAGGGACAAGACCATTACTACCTACAGCTTTAGAGGCATTGCTTAAAATTTTATAAGTTGCCGCTGTTTGTGTTGCAACTATTGGTACTGCTAGTGTTAAATTACGTGCAATGTTTCGTTTTACATTTTCACCATAAGATAAGTAATTATATTCACGGCGCATAACACCTGTAGTAAATGGTGCATAGGCTTTTGCTGCTTGAAGTAATTTTCCACCTGTAGAACCAGAACGATAAACTGCACGGCTAGCATTCAAACGTGTACGGTAGCTAAGTCCTTTTGCTGCAGCTTTTTGAAGAGAACCTTTAGCAAGGCGTCTGCCATAATAGCCTGAAGTTGTTTTCAACCCTGCTCTTTTAACTTGAGCCAAAGCTGATTGCTCAATGCTTTTACGAGCAATTTTCTTAGCTGCACGGCGAGAGGCACCTTTAGAACGAGCTAAGGCACTAGCTTTAACTGCTTTCATTAATGCACGTTTCTGTGCTGGTGTCATAGCTTTTCTACTAAACCGCCCCATCATGCGTCTTTTAGCATACTTAGCTAAACGTTTTGTTATTGCTTTTTTAACTGCCATAATATTTTTCCTTTTAAAATCCAAAACCTCGTGAGGTAGCTTTTGTACCTGCACGGATCGGGTATAGATACTCAACAGCATACCGTAAGGCATCTGTCCAGTGTTCTACACCTTCTTTTTTATCGATAGTAGCTGAATCAGGGTTTGATTCAACCCACTGTGTTCTTTCAATAGATTTAATAGTATTAACACATTTAGGATGAATTAGCATGTCAATATCACCGTTAGCATTCTTAAACTTTTTATTTACTGCCGCTACAGAGTCAATAATAGGTGGAGCCTTGTTATGTGCTCTTGTTATTATACCATAAGACTGTAGTATAGAAAAGTCTGTTGTCCCCACTGCTGCACTACTCTTACGAGCCTTACCTGCAGGGTCAGGATAAGAAATAATACGGTGTCCTTGATACTTATCAGACAAGGCTCTTGCCAAGGTCTCAGTATCAGGGTGTCCTTGCATTTCATCTAGTATTTGGATTTGATTTCCACGAATAGCAAAAATAACAGAGGCCATAATGCCTACGTTGAAGTCAATTGCTACGTGTATATCCTCGTTGTCTTCAAAGGGTTGCAGCCCTTTATCAATATGCTCTTTACGGTTAAAGGTATAGAACACATTATTACCAGAGTCTTCGAAGCTTGCAGTATACTCTCTGGCAAACTTTAGAGGATCAAGTGTTAGTTTAATTCTATCAATTTCTTCTTCATCAAGGAAGGGAGAGTCTTTATAAGTATAGGTATAGCTTTTCCAATCACTATCACTATCTTGTCTGTTATACATCTCATAAAAATAATCATAACCACTGGGAGTACTAATAATAAGCGCTCTACCAGCGTTAGCGTTAAACTTTTTAGCGTTCATAGGAGACCAACGAGTAGCAACACAAGGTTGTATAATCGATTCCCATGACTCTTTAAGGTTCATACCAGCACCCTTCCAAGAAGTAACCTCATCGGCTACTATGAAATACTGACCTGTACCCCGCATACGTTGTGATGCTTCATAAGACCAAAGCTTAAGCTGAACGTTATTTGGAAACCAAAACTGTCCTGCTGCTTTAGAAGCCTTATCCGCAAAGTCTTCCATACCCAATTGCCAAGCTATCAGTGGATAGTAAATATCTACTGCTTGGCTGTAGGTAGGGGCAATGAGTGCTACGTTCTTATTAGGAACATCCTCATCTAATTCCATTAATTCTTGTACTGCTATTATAGCTGCTGTAGCTGCTAAGTAAGACTTGCCAAAGCCTCGACTAGCATTAACTACTGCATAACGATTACTTTTATTTACAAATAAATCTCTAATAACTTCTGACTGTTTCTCATGTAACTTTATCACTTTTTATAACTCTTTTTATAAGCTTTAATTGCTGGTTTAACTGCTTTATAAGGATTATGTCGCTCACCTTCTTTAGAACCATATTTAAAAGCTTTATTCATTTGGCGTTGTTGATCTGCTTGTTCTAGCTTTTTAATAGTCTTCATTTTTTACGACCTAACTTTTTCTTAACCTTTTTGGGCTGTTGGGAAAATTGTTTTCCCTTCTTAAGATCAGCTCGCTTTTTTCTAGTGGTGGAGGCATACTGTGCCTTGGTAAGCTTTTCACGATCCCTTTTAGGCAGATAACGCTCACCAGAAGCATCTTTACCAAGAACACTATTCTTACCACTTTTAGTACCCCAGTTTTGTTTAGTCCATTTAGTCATAGACTTTTGACCAGCATCTTTACCACCAGTATACTTACCGCCCATGTCTCTATAAATCTTAGCGGCTAGCTGCATGGCTCTAGCAGAATGTTTACCACCCATACGAGCCTTAGCTTTAGCCTTTGCTCTTTCCCAAATGCGTGGATTTGCTCTAGCCATTACTTTTTCCTTCCACTCTTATGAGTAGCACCCTTCATAAGCTTTCCATTAGGCATCCGATGATACCCTTTTGGGACTTTTCCTTGAGCTTTTTTTGTTTTGCTTTTTGCTTTTCCTTTGTGATAGGACATTTTTAACATACTCCTCACCAATGCGTCTATGTCTAGTAATAATAAGTATTTTTCCTTTATCATCACAAAAGACATACTTTCGCATTTTACCACTTTCCTTGTGTTACACCAATAAAATAAAATATTGTAATTAATAATCCAAGACCAATACCAAAAATAGCTAGTCCTGCAGTCCAGTTGATAATAGCATCCATACGTTGTTGTTTAGCATACAACTCTTGCTTTCTCTTACGTCTCATACTTGCTTCTATCTGTAATACTTCTTCCCAAGCAGAAGGCCCATAATGCCAAGAAATATGATCTTTAATCTCTTTACGCATTTGTTCCATTTTCTTCTTGTGTGCAAATATTTCAAGGGCAGTTTCTTCATCACTGCCTTTAAACGTCTTTTGCCACCACGGAGGGTTTTTAGCTCTATCTTCTAAGTTAGTAAAGTCACTAAAAGCCTTGCCCCAAGTGGACAGTTGGCTAGTCATGTCTTGTAAGTCTTTTCCAGCGCCTATAGCAGCCTTAATAGTCTTAAAAGCACCAGCCGCAAGAGTTACGCAGCTAATAGGATCCATATCAATCTGCTCTTGATTGTTCCATCATTTCACGAATAGCCTTAATATTCTCGTCTATACGAGCATTAAGCACTTTTAACTCTTGTGTTGTCTTTTCCATTTCATTAAGACGTATTTCATGTCGTGCAATATCACGAGCATTTAACGTCACATTAGCATCAAGGGTAGACATATACCAGATAACGCCAAATGTTTGTAATATAATAGCTAGAATAAACGTGATAGGCACACTTTTAGATAGGTGCCAAGATTCTTCTTTCTCATTCATTGGAAGTATCCTCTTTTTCTTTTTCATTAGTATCTGTTAATAGAATGCTAATAGGTTTCTTTTCAGTAACCTCTTGTTCAATTTTATCAGGGATCTTCTTATAGCCATACTGCATAAGGTTATTAATAAGTGTGCCTTGTGTAGCTGTCATTTGTGCATAAGCACCAGAAGTATGTTTACCAATTTCTTCTAGATAGTCTAACTTAGATTGTATCTCTTGATACTTTTTAACCATCATCTCAATAGGATCAAAACCAAGCTCTTCAAGCTTACGCACTGATGCCATAGAGTTAATGTTTTTAGAGCCTTTAGGACGTCCACTTCCAGGCTTACGGCCTCCAGATTTATCTTTGCGGTTGTCTGGCATTGTGACCTCCTTTCAGGTTTTTCAAAGTTCTATTTGCCAAGATATAAAAAATTTCAAAATATTTTCTTAATACTTACAACAACTTAATAGTTTCTTTTAATAAGCTATTGAAAATATTAAAAATTTATTACTAATAAAAACAAAATAATAGAAAATATTAACATAAAAAACTAAATAATAAATACTTACACTAAGGATACCAAAGTGATACTTAATAACCCCCCGAAAAAAGCTTATAAGGGAAGCTAGAAAGGACATCATCGGGGGGAATTAGCAACTATCTTTCAGATGTCAGTAGATAGCAACTATAGTATCACTTTGGTAGAACCTTAGCAAAGTTATTCTTAAACGTCAGGTATTATTTTTCAGGTATTTATCTGGAAAAATTACTGGAAAACCTTTAATAAGTTTTCTCATTAAGAGTTTAAGAACTTTTGCTCTAAGTTTCCTAGCATAAGCATAATGGTTATTTCTCATGGGGCTTACTCACAACAAATTCATAAAGACTTTCTGCATTCTTTTTAATTTCGTCTGGGGTGTACATTACAGGCACATAGTTCTTCCATGCCTTTAATGCCTCTTCTGCATTGTCTTTATAAGTTTCCATTGCTTTCTCAGCAATAGCCATGTTAGTTTCATAAGCTTTATCCATCATGTCTTTAGCCATTGCAAGTACGTCATAACGGATTTGATAAGGATTCTTTGTATATTTTTCCATTGTATATTCTTTCTGTGTTGTGTGTTATGTGTTTTCAACCTGCATACAAATAGCTTGCAAGTTAGGAGGGAAGTAACCATTACCCCCACCGACTTCACTGCTAAGAATCTCTCTAGCAGCAAAGCATTCCATGTGTGTCTCAAAGACACCGTTACCAACAGTCATAACATGACCATTAGAGTAACTAATAAAAATTAATATCCATTTCATTTGTTTTCGACAAATACTGCCATATGATACTGTGTAGAATAGTGTATATGTCGCCTTTCAAAATATTTCTCAAACTGGCTTAACCACCAATAAGCAGACTTTACTATTAAGTGAGCATTACGACCATCAGGTAAAAGGGTATCAGCTTTAACTAAACAAGGTTGTAATAAAGCACCATATGTATTTAAATCTCTTATGTGTTGTAAGACTTCACCTAAAGAATCAGGTTCTATGTGTTCTAAAACATCAACACAAACAACAAAGTCTTTAAGTTCAGGGGGAGAGTCCTTACCAAGAATTCCAGGATCATACTCTGATACTTGTATTTCAGGGAAAAGCTTATTACACTCTTCTTTAAACTTTCCAGAACCACAACCATAGTCTAATACTGAAGAAATACGCTTATCACAATAAGTTTTAGCTTTAGGGATAATCCACTTAACTTTAGTCGCTACACCACCGCCCCAGCCACCATTTAACTTGTGTTCTTTATGCACTTGTTGAAGTTGTTTCTGATATTCTTCTGAATATAACATTTTGATCTTTCAAAAAAAAAAAAAAATAAAAGCCCCTCTCCAGCAGTCCCGAAGGACCACCAGAGAGGAGCAAAAAACTTTACCATTTGCGGCGTACCTTCCAATACACCCAGCATTCTAAACAGTGACCTTTACCAAGGAAACTGTCTATAAACCAAACTAAGTTAGGATAACCGTTTCTTTTCCAAGAATGATTTCTTGCAGAAAAAGTTTGGTTATTACTTCCACCAAGGAGTACGTTAATTAAGACTGAAAAAGCAGTAAGGACTCTTTTAAGGTATAAAGCCCCACTCTCCATCAACTTTACCTGAGAAGTACGAGTAGTAATCATCCCAAAGAAGTTCATAAGTTTTACCCCTGTAGCTAACCGCCATAATGTCTGCCATTACAGCACCATGAGTTTTTCGCATTTCAACAAAATCAACAATCATATAGTCTTTGTTTTGATTTTTAGGAATAAAGGTTTCAGTAGTACTAATCATATTTCTTCCAATAGTAATAGTTTAACACCATAAGGGTTTGGCCTTTTTAAGACACTTTCATAGTTGTCTTTAGCAACCAAGATAATATCAACAGGAGGTTCTTCTATGAAACCACTTGGTGGAAAGACATTCCAACGATACATAGAAAAGCTTCTTTGACCAAAGTAACGATTCATGTTAGCTAAACGAGAATTATTCTCATCTGTTACATAAAAAGTTATTTCTGGATTGTTCCACAAGTGTTCGATAATCTCTTTAGTAAAGTCATCAACACCATAAATACCAAAGTCAGTAACATCTTTATATTTCTTAAAAAAGTCTTCTTTAGCTGTCTTGGGGTTGTGTTTTAACTTTACCTTAGATGGTGGACGTCCACGTTTCTTTTTAGTTTCAGTAGTCATTTAGTTCTTCCTCAAGATCTTCATAACCGCCTACAACGTTAATAATAACAGGTACAGTAGTTTTGCTTAGTTCATTCTTAATAAAGTCTATCCAAAATTCTCTTTTAATTTCAGGTAGTCTGTCTAAGTTTTTATACACATAAGGAGGATTTCCAGGTTTATTAAGTAAAGCTTTTGCTTTCTGGCACCAAGGACAATTATCCTTACCTATAACATAGTACATTAAGCAGTTTCCTCGTTTTCTTCTTCTTCTTCTTGAGATTCCAGTACAGACAAAGTCATACGTACTGCATCACTGAAAATCATTTTAAAGATGTCATTAAGAGATTGATCAGTATCAAAATCAAAGCCACCCTCACAATAACTTTCAAACATTTCATCAACCATTTCATCTAGCTGCTCTTCTTCACTCATTCTTTTTCTCCACGTTTACGCATTGTTTTATCTTCGTCTAACCAAATAAGTCGTTCAATATCAGCACGAGAAATGCCCATGTCAGTTAATTGACGATCATCCATAGCATAAAGTTCTTTAATAACTCGACGATGTTCTCGCCAAGTATTCATATAATTCCAATAACGCTTAAAGATAGACATTTCATAAACGCCACTACTCTTTAATATTTCATTTATAATGGCTGCTAAACCTACTAAGGCAAACAGCACAACAATAATATCAACCATTTTTCACATCTTCTTTTATAACTACGCATTTATACAAGGGTATAGCATATCCTTGTTTTTCATAAAGTCCATAACCTATACCTAGACCTTCTAGGCAAGATTCTTCTGTAGGGTGCAGCACTTGATGCGCTACAACCTGACACTTTTTTAAATCCATAGTGCAATACACTAAGATTGCTGCATAAATCATTTTTCCTTATCCATTCCGTCTTTCACTTTAAAGGCAGCACTCAGTAGAACATCGATAGTATCTTCTGAGTTCATTTGAGTTGATGACATGTTAATAGATCCATTTTCACAGATTTCTATTAAGATTGCGCCGTGAAAGATTTCTTCTAGATAATCCAAAGCTTCATTGTGCTTGTTAAAGTATTCTGATTCAGCTTTTAAATTATTTCGTTCTCTAATCCTGTCAGTAATGTCAACAACGTCTGCCATTAGTTAATTCCGAGCCAACCAAGAACAGCTAGCCCCACGTAAGTTGTTAAAGTGGCTGTAACTACAAATCCAATTGCAGTTCCTATAAAACCACCTACTATATAAGCAACACCTTTATTTTCCGCCATTATACAACCCTCTATTACGCTTCTTATGTTTATTCATAGATGACATCTTAACATTGCGTTTACCTTGTGATGTCTTCTTTCCATTTTTCTTTACATATTTCATAACTTACTCTCTTGAAATTGATTATTCCATTCTTCAGGGGTTATTCCTGAAATTAAAAACTCTCGTTCATCAGTTGATAGGTTAGGGAAAACATCTTGTACAAGTTCTCCCATCTGATGTCTTTTAAGTTGTTCTTCGGTACAATCAATATTCATAGTATTGACTTGACCAGTTATAATAGATCGCCTTTGGACTATCATTTTCTACCTTTCGTAAGATCTAAACAAACTAATACTTCATTGTCACCAACTAACATATTAGCAGAGTTAAGTTCTTTTTCGCATTGATCTTTATTATTATAAGTACTAATATGATAATATTTTATACTACCATCAATACTTATAAGTTGTAACCATACTAAGGCCCACATTGTTAATACTTTCTATTAATTGTTCTTTAACGTCAGGTATTATTTTTCAGATATTACAACAAAAACAAAACCTAACACGATTACAGCAAGAATACTAAAGGCTATTAAAGCTTCACCCATTTTCTTTTCTCCACATAAGTTCATACTTAAGTTTCTTTTGTTCATACTCTGACATTATCAT